CGTGCTCAACAGCACCGAGGTCAACCAGCTTCGCGTGGTCGGTCTGGGCAAGGCTGGCGACGCGATGGACTTCACCGCCACCAACGTGACCCTGCAGGTCATGTGGAACGAGCTGATGCCGCAGCCCTCCGCACTCCTGGCGGGCATCTCGACCTTCATCGAGTGAAAGAACGACCATGAGTGAGATTTTCACCAGCACAGCAGCCCTCGCGCTCAAAAATACGCTCGAGGACATCGACACCGACGAGCACGGCTCGGAGGGCTCCGAGGCGGTGTTCCCCGACTGGATCGACGTCGAGAACATGGAAGACAACTTCGTCGACTATGTCGAGTACGCGGGCTCGGGCCTCGCGGGCGAGAAGCCCGAGGGCGAGAGCTATCCGGTCGGCACCATCTACGAGGGGCCGCAGACGCGCTTCAATTCTCGCACCTACGGTCAGCGCATGATCGTGAGCGAGGAGGCCATCGAGGATCTGAAGTACGACAAGGTCGTCCAGGCCGCGAAGCGCAATAACCGCTCCCTCTGGAAGCTCGCCGACTTCGATGCGACCTTGCTCCTGGTGCGGGCCGCGAACGCGGCCTTCACGGGCGGTGACGGGCAGCCGCTCGCGAGCCTCACGCACTCGACCCCGGGCGGCGGCACCTACTCGAACATGCTCGCCGTGGCGATGAGCCCGAGCAAAGCCGCGGTGGTCATCGCGCGCGCTCAGCTCATGAAGATGCGCGGGCACGATAACCTCATCGACGGCGTCGAGCCGAAGAAGGTCGTCTTCCCCGTCGACCAGTGGGGCGTGTGGGAGGAGCTGCTCTCGAGCAAGTTCGACCCGACCCCGGGAGCGTTCAACGCGGTCAACGTGGTCAACAAGAAGCTGAACCTGACCCCCGTGCCCGTGAAGTACTGGGACAGCACCACGACGAACTGGGGCTTCATCACGGATGCCAAGGACGGCCTGAAGTGGCTCTGGCGGCGCAAGCCCAAGAGCAACACGTGGGTCACCGAGGACAAGACCATGATGAACTACGCGATCAGCGCCCGCTGGTCTCGCGGCTGGGTCAACCCCCGCGGCTTCTTCTTCTCGAATGCCTGAGAGGTGAGCAATGGCCGGAAAGAATTGCGCACCAGACATGAAGAAGGGTGGGAAGCCCCCGCCCTTCGTGAAGGGCGACAAGCCCGCACCGAAGGCGAAGAAGGGTAAGGGCAAGTGAGCACCACACCGAACGCATTCGGCAATTTCCTCTCCACGCCGCCGCCGTTCATCTCGAACTACGCGGCGATCTCGGGTCCATTCGGGACCTGGATCAAGCCCGGCGGGCGCATCGCCGCCTACGTTCGGAGCACGGGCGCTCAGGACGGCGATGACCTCTTCGCCATGTCGGGGCAGCTCGTGGCCACCATCAACGAGGGCTGCAAGCGCTGCCGCTCGGGGATGGGCGACGTCGTCGTGGTGCTCGAAAACCACGCCGAGAGCCTGGCGGTAGCCGACGCGATCCCGGACCTGGTGGCAGGCACGACGATCATCAGCGCCGGCCGTCTCGGGGCGAGCAATAACCCCACGCTGACCTGGTCGGCCACGGCGAGCTCGCTCCTGCTCAACGTGGCGAACGTGACCATCGTCGGCTTCGACTTCATCTGGAATGCGGTCGATGGCCTGGTGGCGCCGCTCACGGTCTCGGCGGCGGGCTGCTCCCTCATCGGTAACCGCATCGTGACCGAGGACGCGAGCGCGGGCGTGCTCAAGGGCGTGGAGGTAACGACCGGCGGCAGCCGGTTCGCCTTCGTCGGCAACACGGTCACCGGCATCGGGGAAGCCCAGCCGATGACGAGCGCGGTGGTGCTGGTGTCGGCGGCGGTGGACGACGTCGTAATCTCCGGCAACTATATCGCGGCGTGCAACCCGGGCACCAGCGTGCTCGGGCTAGTGGCGGTGACGGCGGCGGCGACCAACGTGCGCATCACCGACAACGAGTGCATCCAGCTCGAGACGGCGGGCACGGCCCTCTTCTGCATCACGGTGGGTGACGTCGCGGCGAGCGGCGTCATCTCTCGGAACAACAGCAAGATCGGATCGGCCGTGACCTCCACGACCAGCGGGGTTTCGGTAGGCACCGCGGGCCTCGTGGCGGTCGGCTTGTTCGACAACAAGTGCGTGGACGCCGGGACATTGCGCAGCGGAGTTCTTTCGCCGGTGGTGGCTGACTGATGGCCGAGTACTACACCGTAGCTCTCAACAACACGACCGGGGTGGAGATCACCGGCGGTCGGGTTGGCCACTTCACTGTGGCCGCCACGGATGGCTTCTACCTTGGGGAGGCGGCGGTCAGCTCGGGCTCCGGGGCATCTATTCCCGGGGGCCTCGGCAACCCGCATACGTTCTACGTGACGTCTCCAGACGAGGTCTACGCCGTGCTGGGGAGCGACCCATCGGGAACGATGCGGGTCTTCCAAAACCGTTAACCATCATGGAGCATCATGGGCCGCAGCGTTCCGCGCAACATCGACAGGAAGGGCGAGCATCTCTCACGTTGCGACGTGTGCTCTACGCCGTTCCTGCGATCTGCGCTGCGCCGCGGCCGTGATGGCCTGCTCCGCTGCGATGCGGACTTGCCAGGGCGTGACGAGGTCACGCTCGCGGAGCTGACGGCGCAGCGGGCGGCCGCTCTCGCTCAGGCCGTGGCGGGCGTGACTCCGGCGGACGGCGCCGTGCCCGACGTCGACTCGAACGGGCAGCCGTCGAGCAGCTCCTCCTACACGGGTCCAACGAAGCGGTTCACCGCCGCCGACGTCTACAACGGCAACGTGCCGACGGGATTCTGAGTGACGATCTCCACGGTCCCGGCCTCCCGCGTCTCCATCAACGCGCTCGTCCTGCTCGCCTACAAGCGAGCGGCGATCGTGCCGGTCGAGGCGCGGCTATCGGGCGCGAACATGACGCCGAAGCTCGAGCACGGCCGCCAGGTGCTCGACCTCATCATGGACGCGCTCGCGACGAAGGGCTTCATCGCCCGGACGAGCGGCTTCTACGATCTGCCGATGGTGGCGGGCGAGCCCTACTACTCGCTACCCGACGACGTGCTCGACGTGCATGGCGAGGCGATGTTCGTGCCGGACGAGAACCCCGACACGAAGTTCACCTCGGGCGAGCTCGTCTGCAAGCAGATCGACCAGATGGCGTGGGCGCTGCTCACGGTGAAGGGCAGCATCTCGACGCGCCCGCAGCTCTACTGCGTATTCCGCCACGGGGCGACGATCGGGCTCCGGTTCTGGCCGGTGCCGAGCGATCCGGGCGTGATGCGGCTGCGGACGACGCGGCTCTTCGGGGGCTCGGGCGACGGGCAGAAGAGCGCGGACATGGAGCGCTTCTGGTACGACGCGCTGGTCTGGCAGCTCGCCTACTACCTCGCCGTCGACAGCGGCATGCCGCCGGCCACCATCCAGATGCTGCAGATGACGGCGGAGGCGAAGGTCGCCGAGTGCGTGAAGTTCAGCTTCGAGCACACGGCGAGCATCCAGGCGGTGAACGACCACGTGACGCAGTGGAGCCGGTGATGGCATGGCGCGCTTTTCATCTGACCGCTGCGGCAGCTGCCTCCGGAACCGAGGACTGACAGCATGCCCGTTGCCGTCATTCCATTTGCGCCAAGCCTCGAGACGAGTAGCGAGCCTATCAGTGGCGCGTGCAGCGAGGCCTTCAACGTCATCATCGACGCTCGAGGCACCATCCGCAAGCGCCCCGGCCTCGTCGCCTACACGGGTGTCGCTCCCGCTACTGCCGTCGACGCGAACGGGGTGCTCGGGCTGTACCTCACGGAAAGCAAGGTAGCCCACACCTCCGGGTCATCCACGGTCAGCGGGACGCATCCCGGAGTGCTCTACGCTGTCGGCGCGACAGTGAACGCCAGCGGTGGTGGGCACAACACGGGCAGGAACGTCTACCGCATCGTGGGTGGAGCAGCGACCCTAGTGGGCACTGGGGTTGCCAATGAGGACCGCCTAGCAACGCCTGCCGCGATTGCAACCACACGCTTTCCGAGACCAGTGTTCGCGGAGACCGAGGCACTCCTCGTCATCGCAGGCGGCGCGCAGATCGGCAAGGTGGACATCCGTCCAGAGACCTTCTCGGCCCCGAACTTCACGACGAACGCCGACTACCACGAGATGAGCTTCCTCGGCGGCTGCCCGCCGCTCGCGAGCCACGTGCTCGGCAACAGCTCCCGGATTCTCGCCAACGACACGCAGCTCGACCAGACGAAGCTCCGCTACTCGGACATCAGCCAGGGCATCGTCGACTTCCTCGGGCACGAGACCTGGTCGCCCTCCCCGGGCGCCGCGGGCTTCTTCACGGCGGAGGCGCGCCCCGACTCCATCGTCGCCTGCGCCGAGAACACGAACGACATCTACGTCTTTGGCCGCACGAGCCTGCAGCTCTTCTCCCCCGACACGGCCGTCACCTTCGCGCCCAGCATCACCAAAGAGATCGGGTGCCTCGCGCCCTACGGGGTCGTGAAGTACGACGAGAAGTTCGTCTGGCTCGACCACCTGACCCGCATCGTCATGAGTGACGGGCGGGAGTGGAACGACGTGGGCGGCGCCATCCAGGCGACGCTCGACGAGCTCGCCACCCCCTCCGACCTCTACGCCTACCGGTTCAGCGAGAGCTTCGCCGACTGCCTGGTCTTCCGCTTCGAGGGTGACAGCGAGACGCTCGTCCTGCAGCCGAGCTCGGGCTGGGGCCGCTGGGCGCTCCACACGGCGGCGACGGACGAGTTCAGCATGTTCCCGGTGCTCTCCCATGTCCTGCGCCAGGACGGCGGCCTGAACGTCGTGGGGCTCGCGGACGGGACCATTCGGCTCCTCACGCTCGAAGCCGAGACGGACCTCGGCGCCCCCATCGTGAGCTACGTCCGCACGGGCTTCCTCGATCGGGAGAGCAACAACCGCAAGCGCAGCAAGGCCGTGCACCTGGTGTTCAAGCGCGAGGTGGGGCTCTCGGACAACGTCACCTGCTACCTCGAGTACCGGGACGAGCTCTCCGAGGAGTGGACGACCATCGACATCGATCTCGGGGTGGACGACGGCAACCTCGATCCGGTCGTCACGCTGCGCAG